ACAGTCTATATTAGCAACAATATCTGGAAATGCAAATCTGAAAATTGGATTTAATAGAACGTACTCTGTATCATTTGTTGACAAATCTGGAAACACAATCAATCCGGAATTTTCATGGAATGTTATAAGCGAATTTGAAGTTAAACAGGAAGTCGTTGAAAATAAAATAAAACTATTAGTAGAGGATGAAGATTATATATCTTCGTCTTTTTTGTTGCAGGTAATTGTAGAAAACGCAGTTGTCGGAGAAATTGAGATAACTGTTATAGAAGGATTTTAGGAGGTGATCTTTTGAATAAGACAGTATTAAAAGATATTGGATTATACAAAAATAAAATCCTCTCAACTATCCTAAGCTCAGAAGATTTTTGCCGAGCAATGCTTATAGACAAGGAATATACAGAAGAAAATGTAGATGACCTAATTTACACACAGATATTCCCATATATGTATATAGACGAAACTCAAACAGAAGTTTTACCTTACGCTTGTTTTGAAGTAAAAATACCATATATTCCAAATGGTAGCATAAAAAAAATGCAGATTGTCTTTTGGGTGTGCGCCCATAAAAAGTGTATGCAGTATCATACAAAAGATTATATTGGCACACGTATAGATATTTTATCTGATGCGGTTGAAAGAGCTTTACACGATAGTAAAGAATTCGGAATTGGAAAATTAAATTTGACCTCGGTTGGATATGTTTTTCCTAATTCAAATTACTGTGTCAGAGAACTTGTTTTTGATGTTTCTGATTTCAGAGTAAAGGAGAGTTAAAATGCTACGATTAGACTATTTTGATTGTATATCCCCTCTCCCATTAACTTTGGTGCAAATAGGTTCTATAAAGTCACCAACATTAATGAATATTGCTGAAATTTCTTATTCTACATATTCACAATATATCGCCCACATAAGAATGACACCAGAGGATTATTTTGAAGTTTATTGTAAAGACGAGGATATAGACACTGAGAAAATTTTTAACATGACAAAATTTGATCTGTTGTTAATAGACGACCGATTTCGGAAAATTATTACCTCTGCAATCAATTTTTTCTTTGTTGAGGATTTTGAATTTTATCCGGAATATGATGCTTTTATTTTTGAACAAAAGAATGAACATGGTGAAGTCGTCAACATAAAAGCTATCACAAGACAAAACTATTCGGATGTCTTGGATGTTGTTCTTCAGAGGGTTCATATTACTCCAGACGAAAATGAAATTGACGACATTAAAAAGATAAAAAATAAACGTGGTCTTAAAATATACAAAAAAGCATTAATTGGAAGAAAAAAGTTAAACAAAGAAAAATCTAAAAATGTGAATATAACATTGGCTAATATTATTGCCGCAGTTGCATCAAAAAGTGAATCTTTAAATTGGACAAGTATTTGGGATATTACGATTTTTCAATTATTTGATTTATTTGAACGAATGCAAAGATTAGATTCTTATAGTATTGCAAGCGCACAGGTTGCTGCTTGGGGAAATAAAGATGGCAATTTTAAATTTGGCTCATGGATAAATAACATATATGACACAGAAGGCACTAATTAGTGTCTTTTTTATTTAATTAAAAGGAGGAAATTAATATGGCAGAAAATAGCGTATTTTCTAAACAGATGGCAAATCGTGAAGTGTGCGATATGGTATTTGTTGATTACAAAACTAAAAAGCCTTTTCTCGTAGTTGATTATGCAAATACATCTAGTAAGGAATTAACTGGTGAAACAGTATATGCCTTTGGCGGAAAAGGACATCCAAAAAAGGTGTCATTTAGTGGAGATAAATCTGGTACTCTTACTATTGAGACACAGATTCAGACGCCTAAGTTGTGGGAACTTATCACAGGAGGAACGAAAACTACATCTACAGATGTAATGAAACATGTCAAAGTACCTGTTACTTCAAAAACAACAGTAACACTGGGAACTGGTGTAGAAATTGCAAATCAGAATTCTGTATGGGTATATGATTCTAGTGATAAAAATTTAAACACACAGGTTACTGTTGAGTCTGTTGCTAAAAATGTAATCACTGTCACATCTACAGAAGCAACCGAAGTTGATGTGTTTTACATTACAAATGTTGAGAATGTTTATAACCTTAACATTAAAGCAACAAGCTTCCCTAAGGCATTTACTGTATATGGTGATACATATATGAAGACAACAGATGATGATATTCTTCCATATCTGTTTAAGGCATATAAAGCTGTTCCACAGTCTAATATGTCTTTATCTTTTGCTAATAATGGAGATCCGGGTACTGTAACAATTACTTGTGACCTTATGACAGATGACGATGGTAATATTATAGATCTTACTCTCCTTCCAGAGGAGGAAAACCAGGGGGAATAATACCCCCTGAAGATTTAGCCTTGGTAAACAGGGGGACTGATGACAAGGCAGTTACTTTTAAAGTAGCTAATGAAGTGGAGCAAACTATTGTTCCAAAAACAAAAATAAGAACATTAAAAGCAACTCCGAAAACAGCAGTGAAAACCGCTGTAAAGGATGAGGTTGTAAAAGAATAGTATATTGTGAATTGTAATTTATAGGGTGTAATACATTCGCAGTGTATTACACCCTATTTTTTACGAAATATAAAAATGAGGTGTAATTATAAAATTTAGAACGTTAAAAGATGTTGAAGAGGTTTATGGAAAAGAGAATTTAATAAAAATTGTAAACTTAAAACAAATTTTATTTTATGTAAAAAATGGTTTACAACCAGTATTTATTGATGAAGGATATAAAGGTAAAATCGTTGCTTATTTTCATAAACCCTCAACCTCTATGTTGTGGAAATATTGGTTAGAAACAAATCCGAAAAAGGAGGATTAATGTTATGAAAAAAATTAATTGGAAAGGTATAAATGCACAATCCGTTACTGGTGTAATTATACTTGTAATAGCATTAGCAAATGCTGTGTTGCAAATGTTTGGATTAGAAACTCTGCCTATTTCAAACGAAGATGTGTCTACCATTGTGTCATCTGTATTTGTAATTTTAGCCGCTGCCTATACTACATATAAAAACTTTAATATTAGTTCTGCGTCCCAGACGGCTCAACGTGTGACTGATATGATAAAACAAGGAGAGATCCTTGCCGAAGATGTAGATAATTTTCTTGATAAAATAAAAAACAATGAAAGGTCGGAATAAATGGAAGCGGTACAGCAAGCATTACATATTGACTATTCAGTTTTTATTCCTATGATTATTATTTCTGGATTAACTATTTTGCTTGCCACAAAATTTATATCTCAGTTATTGGAGTGGCTTCTTATAGATAAGCTTGGTCTTCAAACTAAATGGGGGAGAAAAAAGCGAGAAGAACACGAATTGATTTTATCTAATGCAAGGTCTATCGACAAATTATCTGAATTGATAACAGAATTAACAGAGCAACATAAACAAGACATGAAACGGTCTGATGCGGCAGATGATAAGATTAAAAAATGTCTTGATGATTTTATCGAAGAATCTTCTGCCAAAAATGAAAAGATAAGAAAAGATTTAACAGATTCTGTTTCAAAAATAGAAAAATCTGTCGAAAAAATGTATGAGGATAATTTATCTTATCGTGATAAATCAAGAGATATAAGAAATAATTACGATGATAGAATCCAAGAAGTTGTTGAATCAAATAAAGAACGGGATGAGCTTATTCTGGCAATTGCAAATGGAAATAAAGAATTACTCGGAGACAAGATAGATCAGAAATTTGATAAGTATGTCAATCTTGATGGAATACCAGAAAACGAAGTAGATGAATTTGAAAGTATGTGTCAGGCATATTTCAGACTAAAAGGAAATCATAATAGAAAACGAAAATATGATCACGTTAAAAATAGGATGAAAATTATTCCTGTGAAAACAAATTTGGTATTAGACGAATGATTAATTTCGTTTATAGGGTTAGTAGCGTCATCCAATCATCACAGAAAAGAATTAAACAAAACTTTTAACGAGAG